CGTCTCGCCGGCGAAATCCGAAACTTTTCGACTCCCCCCTGGCCCCCCGCTGGCGTCGTGCGCACTGAGCGTACGAAGCGCGTGGCTGAACCGTCGGCCTCACAGGTGGTTAGTCTCCTTCGACGTCTTGACGGCGTGGCAGTGGACGCAGAGGCCCTGCCAGTTCGACTGATCCCAGTAGAGGCGGGGGATGCCACGGTGTGGAACCACGTGGTCCAGAATATTAGCGAAGGCCTGCCGGCAAATTGCACACACGGGGTGGTGCAGCAGGTAGTAGCGGCGGGCTTTGCGGAAGCGTGCAGAGGAGCGGGACAGAGTGACGCCGGGAGCTGGAGCGGCCTGCGCCCGCTGCTGGTGCATCTGCTGATGCGCGAGACAGTAGCCGTTGGTGCGTGCGTAGCCACCGCACAGCGGGAAGTGGCATTCGCGCAGCGGTCCGGTTGGCATGGCGTTACCATAGGCATCGCGGGTGGTGCTCGTAGAGGCGGGTGGCGGTACCATCCATCCGCACCGAGCGGTAGAAGCGCACGCCCATGTTGTGCCCCTCGGGCGTGCCGATACGCTGGCCGTGAGTCTCCGCGCTGCGCTCCAGCATTACCTCGCGTACCTTGCCGCCTGCGGGCGTGGCCTTGGCGGTGCCGGTGGCAACCATACTCTCCGCCAGGGCACCAGGGAGGAAGCGAATGTGAGAACCGGTAAAGCCTACCAGGGCGACCTTGGCGGCAAAGGATCTCACTTACCTTCCCTTCCCATCTTGCGAACGGCTTCCCAGAATGCCGCCGCTGCCTCGTCCATAGTAAACGCGGGGTTGATCTCTACGCGGCCCGTCGAAGTAGACGGTCACCAGCGGATCTCCCTCGGGGGTATAGAACCGCAGCTTGCTGGGTGGAGTGAAGCTTCTGATGGCAAGAGGTTCGTCGGCAGACATGAGAAGACACGGCGGCGCCGTACCTGCGTGGCGGGATGCTATCGCTTTTGGGTTAAGGCCTGTCCCACACGGCCTGGAAAGGGTACTGGTATGGATCGTACTCGAAAGGACGGCAGTTGCGCAAGCGTTGCCCCGACTTCTCGTTCACTGAACCAGAGCGGCGCCGCATCGGCCAAGGCCCCTCCCCCCGCTTTTTTCTCAGGCCGGAGACAAAAAAATCAGGCAGGGGTGCCCCCTTTTTTACCCAAAAGAGAGCGTCGTCGCGTAACTGCAACGGGCCGTGAGTTACCATAGCCGCGAAAGGAAGTACCCAACCAATGCAAAGCCAACTCGCACTGATTACGGCCCTCTCCGGTTCCGGTGAGCGGCCCGACAACGAACTGCCGGGAGGCCGTCCTCCGCATGTCGGCGGGGGACCGATCGTTCTGCCGCCGCGCCCTCCTGGCTGGCCCCCGGTACCCGACAACACCCTACCCTCGGGCGGCGCACACCCGAGCAACCCGATCTTCCTTCCGGCAGGGCCGGATAACACGCTGCCCGTGCCGCCCGGAACGATCTGGCCCCCGCTCAACCCCGGTGACGGCGTCTCCGGTTCCGGTCTGTTGCTGGTCGTAGTAATCGGCGCTGACGGCGTCCAGAAAACCAAATGGATCTCCGTGGAAGTCCCGGTTATCTGGCCGCCAACGGCAGAGCCGAAGTAAAAAAAAACGCCCCCGACGAAGAGGGCGTTTCTGTATAACGTGACAAAACAAACGTACTGTTATTCTAGCGTATTCACCCGGCGATATACACATCTACGATCTTCGCGTGCTGCTCTTCGGCCTCCCTCCAGGTACAACAGCGATACTGATCCGCACTTTCAGCATCTAGAAATACCATCGTCTCAAACAGCAGCGGCGGACCGTTCCCGAAGAACCGATGGTCAGTTCCAAGAAAGACTGTTGAGACCAGCCCGCCTGGAACCTCGGTTTGGGCAACGATGCGATCCGCATTATGAAACCACGCGGCCCACTTCAGCAGATCAGGTTCCGGCACCGGGGTTTGTCCAACCAGGATGTAGTTCTGGCACACGTCATTATTCCTCAGTTGTAGGTCTTCCTGGTGAAGTCGGGCGGCTTTGGCCGCAGGTCTTCAATAACGCCTTCAAGAAGCGGGTGCAGCGGATCGAGGCCCGAACGCTCCGCTTCAGTCATAACGCGGAGACGGCCGTCGTCATCAGCAAATATCAGCAGTGCTGTGACTGCCGACGATCTGCATAGCGCTTTGCTGACGTACAAGACGGATCGCACCGGGGGCGGAATCGAAACCACGAGCACGGGACCGCTGACGGAGCGGTCGTAGCGGGGAGGGCCGCTCATGCGACCCTCCCCAGTTTCTCCACGCACAACCGGCACAGCTTGCCGGTCTTGGGCCATGCGCAGAACTCCTTTCGGGGATAGTTGAAGTCCTGCCGCCCGCAGATGGACCAGGGGTCTTCACCGACAATCACGTGCCAGCGCTGGTTCTTGCCGCCGTAGTTCAGCCGCGCCCAGCGCAGGAGGAGATGGGCAGCACTTGGCCTTGGCGTAGCGGCGGCCGCCACGTTACTGCTGCCCTCCTGGCATGTCGCGGTGTTCCGCTGGAAGGAAAGTGCCCAACAGTAGGCGCACCGGGTAACGTGGCCGTGGTCTCGATGGGCCTACTTGTGTACTGGCTATCGGTTTTCCAGGTCGCGGTCGTTTATCCTCCACACCAGCCATCCTCCCTTTACGTTCTACAGCACAGCCAATTTTGCCGCACTGCCGCAAAGACGGCTGTTGACCCTAGGTTAACAGTTGACCCTAGATCCGTCAGGCGATTCCGCACTCCGTGGTCTTCCGCCTGCCCTTTACGCTAACGCGACGGGTCGGCCCTGTACGTTTGAAGTCGCAATTGAGAGTGGCTCCCGTCACAGCGTCCAGGAGTCTTAGACAATTCGGGGCAGGGCGTAGCAACCTTCAACTTCCCACTGACGATCCGCGCGATGCGCCGCTTCATAACCACGACTCCTCAACTGCCGGGTCATCCTCGGGTTCACGCCCGAAGCGTATCTTGCCGGTCGGTACAACCATGCGGGCATCCTCCAGGGTTGGAGCAACGCACAGCGGCAAATTATCGTCGATCAGGCGCAGGTCGCGAATCTCCCAACGGCGCACCACGTAGCTGTGCGGAAACTCGAGCGAAGGGCGGTAGATGGCGTAGAGAATGTAATCAGTAGGCATCAGGTTTGCCTGCCCTGTCTCTCCGCTGTCGGAAATATTCTTCCCACTTCACATAAGCGACGAAAGCGAGCATCACCACGGTCGTAATGCCATAGATATCGACACCCCGCCGCTGAAAGACGATATATCCCGTTAGTGCTGCTAAAAGCGTATGGTAAACCGCGAGAATCCGTTCTCTCATAACGCCTCGATCTCGTAACGGCCACCACCGAATATATCGGTCCACGGCCCCCAAGCCAGGGAGGGCGCGTCGTATGGCAAGCGATCACGGGTAGCGAATAGCATGACGCCGTAAGACGGGTGGAAGGCCAGGGGATCATCGAACAGGGGGAACTGTGGATTGTGGTCGAAGCCTACGGCAATTGAGCGTTGGTTGCCGGAAATAATAGCGACGGTGGCAAAAGCGGACAACGCCGGCTTGCCCTGCGGATAGATGCAGACCCGATCCCCTTGCTTCATAAACTCAGCACCAGGGGCATGCTCCTTATTACCTCGTCACCCGGTGGACGGTTGGGATGGCCTCGTCATCCGGCCCCATTGCCACGGCAATAGGTGGAATCCATTTGACGATCACTTCACGCGCAGGCACCGGAGCCTTGCCAACGGCAGCCTTTGGACCCGTCCAATACGAGTGCCAGTGCGCCCGCCGCATATGCGGTCGCGGGCTTGCATGCGTGCCGCTGGTACCAGGTGAAGCTGCGGCGGTTACTGCGGCAGTTGCTGCGCGTAAAGTGGCGCCGATACGAAACGCCACCTCCCAAATCTTCGGCTGCTCTGGAACAAACGTGCGTACGCCCTTCCTCGTTTTCTTTGTGTAGTGGTCCTGCCTCAGGCCGCGAAGCGGGTCGCGCGCTCTGATTTCCGCCGACGCCGAGCAAAGATAAATCGTGAGACTCAGCAACGGTTCCAGCACACGCTTTACTGCTCCCGGCTGTACGTTTCGCTCGATCTCCTCGGATTTGAACCGCACCTGGATACCTTCAGATGCCGCCCGCCGCTGGATTCTTTCATGCATGGTCGTCAGACATTGGAGCAGATCACCGCCCACATGCAGCTCCAGAGGAAAGGGAACCAGAGGATCATAATCGGCGGAGATATCGTCAACGGGACCGTAATCCATAGCGATCATCAGCACCGGCATTCTGGAGCAGTTCACGTGGACGAAGAAGCCGTAAAGCTTGCCGGGCTCACCGGGAACCTTGCCGGTTCCCTCTATGTCTCGGGGCGAAGGAAATGCCACATAAGCACACAACGTAGGCAACCTGTGCAGGATATCGACGGGGATGTTCCCTTCGATTGGCGTATTCCACAACTCCTCAAGAACGGTCTCATCAAAAACGTAAATATCCTTGGCAAGCCGCCAACCCGCTAGCGTAGCCACGTTGGAAGCTTCTATTCTCCGTTCTGGTATCCGCACGTCATCGGGCGTCGAGGGGGCAATGATCGCTTCGGCCCCCGGCAGAGGCAAATAGCACCATGTCGGCCAATAGTGTTGCTGCGCCACTTTGTCGCGATTCGTGCGCAACAGGTCCACCCGTTTCCATAAGCCGGGATGGCGCTGCGTCACTGCGGTCAAATATTTTACCGGTCGCCTGACCTTGTCTTCGATGGATGGGTTCATAGCCTTTTTACCTCGGCTCCAACGCGGGGAGCACTGCGGAGTTTCCGCAGTGCGTCGCGTGTGCTCATCCCGGCCAAAGCTCAATACTCCTCTGGTAGCAGAAGCGTAGTCGAGCTTCGGTCGGCCTCCGTGATGATCCAAATTTTCACGCCCGTCGAGAGATGGTAGGACGACATCAGGCGCGAGCCAATTTTAAGCGCGGCGTCGTTGGCGCGTTTATCTTCGTCGCATACGTCGCCCCAGTCGCCGGTGAGATGGCGGCGCAGCGCGGTATGGGTTTCGCCGGGGCTGGCTTGGTTGAAGGCCTCTAGCGCCCCCGGCGTGGCTACGATCTGGCCGCAGGGGAAGCGAATCATGCGGCACCCCGCCTAGGCATTTCGTGTATGACTTTTTTTGGCGCTACCCTCAGCCCATAGGCCGTCGGATCGAAATACGCCGTCAGCGGCAACATCGGGTTCTTGCGCTCGATATTGGTGTCGTGGAATTCGCGGTGCGCCCTGCGGCCTTCGTCGGTAATGTGGAAGCCGCGCCCTGGCTTATACGTGATCCACTTACGGATCAGCATCGAGCGGAACGGACGCTGATCGTATAGCATCGCATCCTCGATCTGCATGTAGATGCCGGTGACGAAGAGTTCCAGCATTGGGAACTGGCGGTTGGAAAGTCGCGTCATGTTTTAAGAGGCCTCCGCGAGCTTTACCAGCGGTGTAGAGGGCTGGCGCTTCCTGGCCTTCATCGCCTTAATCTTACCCGCAGCAAGCGCGGCCAGCCGTTCCTTGCGCTGTTTGAAGCTCATGGTTTCCCATCGCTTTTTCGCCGACTTGCCGATCTTGGCTCTTTTCTTCTTCGCTTCCGCAACCGCCTTCCGGCGCTTCATCTCGGCGCTGCGTTCCTCGGGATCATCGGGCCAGCCACTTCTGCCCGGGGCTGCTTTGGAGCCTGCCGGGCGTCCAGCCCCCGCAGGCTCCTGGATCTCACCCAGCTGCGCGCGCAGCGAGTCCAGTTCGGCCTGCATCAGGGTAATCATGTGTTGCATACCCGGAAGCATCGCCGCAATTCCTATCTGCTGGTAAGTCGTCATACCCTGCCGTTTGTTTTGTTTCACCTTTTAAACTCCTTTTTAACTGCAATACTAACTAAGTAGTTTAAGGTTTTTCTGCACAATATACCACCACATGATATATCGTGCACAATTGACGGTATCAAATATGACAATCACCCGACTTTGACCGGGCGGCAAATACATCGCTTCGCTCCGGTGTAGTGGGTGCCGTGCGAATCGACCCTCGGCGACGTGACAATGCGCCAGCCGGTGCCGAAACAAAGTGTGCACCCGGTGTCCTCGGGCACGTCATTGACCGGGCGGAAACTTTTGAAGGCGTCGTAAATATCCTTCGGGTATGGGCACTCTTTTTCCTCGCGGCACCAGCGGTTGACAAAATTCTCGGCCGCACGGATATTCGGTGCGGTGAGCATCGCGTCGATCAGGGGCTTCAGGCCACCCTCCCGCTTCGGGCACCCCTTCATCCGCTCGAAGGAATTGACCAGCAGTTTTGCGCCGGCCTCGTCCAGCGGTGGAATCACGCTTCGCCTCTGTGTTCTTTCAACCACCTCACGGCTGGCGATTCCGATGCCGCGTCCTTGCGCTGAATCGGCGGGATGCGCCACTCACCGTCGCGCAGCCATCGCCACAGTTGCGGGATGAAACGCTCGGGCGGCAGGGTGGCCCAGAACTGCCTCCAGAGGCCGTGGTTGCTTCGGATGGTCTGAACGGTCGCGGCGGGGTCCTCGGACGCCTCCATGATCGTCTGTAGGCCAGCAAGCGCACGCTCAGGAAGCCCGGGCTGCGGGTGCGCGCCGACCAGTTCCCGGTGGAGTTCCAGTACCTCGGGTGCATAAGTTGGGAATAATATTCCGGGTTTATGCGGAGGGTGGCTCACCGGGTGAGCTACCACCCCTTCATCGTGGGGGGTTGTCTTCGTCTTCTCCGCCGCAGGCGGTTGCGCCGCAGGCGCGGAAGCCGACGACGACGACGCCGGAACCCCCTCGTAACTTGTCGGCGGCGGCGGCGGTGGAACTGTCTTCTTCAGTTCTAAGAGGTTCAGTAAGGATGCGGGTGCTTCTGCTGAGACATTTTGGCGCAGCGCGCTGCGACATTTTGGCGCAGCAGACGGCGGTTCTGCTGAGACATTTTGGCGCAGCAGAACTGGTTTTTCCTCCAGGGTGTAGGTGCACCCGCGCTGGCCTTTGTGCGGAATAAGCCACCCCCGCGAGCACAGTTCACCGACGGCGCGGACGATCGTGCGGCGGCTGTATCCCAGTTCGAGCGCCAGGGTTTCGTGGCGCGGGTTGCACTGGCCGGTTTTGCGGTTGCGATGCCAGAAGAACGCCTGTAGTACTAGGCGGGCGGCGTGAGACATCGGTGAAAAAAGAATATCGGCGGTTGGGCACATCGACCTTTTCCTCATATGTGCAAAAAATCCTGACCCCTTGCGGCCAGAAATCAAACGGGTTAATATCTAAACCGGGGTCGGGTTATTCGGCACACCGGCTTCCTCATGTTGGAAAAAAGGGAATCGAGGCGCGGGGCTTTGGACACCGCGCCTTTTTTTTTAGGGCGACCGTTCGTGGCCGGCGAGCCACGCCGCGAGCGCGTCCACCGTATCCACCACCGCAATAGGAATTCGGAAGGCCCAGTCAATCTCGTGGATCTTCGAACGCTGCACGGGATCGAGTTCGGCGCCAGGCCGTTTGACTTCCAGCAGGAAGCCGCGGTGCCGCGCGTGGTGCGCCGAATAGTCAGGCGTCCCCTTCGGTGCGCCCTTGATGAACCTGCGGCCGTCGAGACTCTTGAAGGTTCCCGAGTGCACACGCTGGACGTAGTAGCCGCGCAGCGCGAGTAGATCGAGACAGGCCCGCTCTACGTCGTTTTCACTGAGGCGCGGGGCTGCTGGCGCTGTGAGCCGGAACCGTGGCGGCAAGCGCTTCCTCCATCAGTGCCTTGAGCCGGATGCGGCAGGGCACGCACAGCTTTTTCACAGTGACTTCGTTGTACGGCTCGCGGGTGCGCTTATAGTGCGGGCCGAGTTGCGCACCGCAGTACATGCGGTAGGGTTCGCCGAACAGCTGCACGTGGCGAGCTATCCCGCGAGCCGTCACGAGCACGAGATCGGCCTTGCCGCAGTAAACGGATGGCAGGATCTCAATCTGCCGTTTCTCCAGGAACTCGACGCCCCGCTCGATAAGGCAGTACTCGCAGCCGATCAGATGCGCGGGTATTTCACGGCTGCAGCGCCGGCACCTCATGCGCCCCCAGGCTGTACAAAGCCTGTACAACGTCTGAATACTATCGCTGCTATCGGTACGATATTTACTAGTGTTTTGCGCCTATCTAGTTGATTCGAGTTGGCTTCTAAAGTAGACCTTCTAGTTTTTTGCACCGATTTAACCCCTTTATTTTCTTTTTCTTCTGCAACACTGTACAAAAAACATGTACCACGTAGTAGACTTGTCTCTTGGCGGCACCCACGACGAAGGGAGCCGACCAAACAAGGAATACTACTGTGACAAAACAAACGACGAAAATTAAGAAGACGGCCGCGAAGGCCACCAAGACGCTTGCGGCGGATCTCGCAGCCGGGAAAGAGCTTGCCAAGGATAGCCTGGGCGAACCCGCGATCTCGGCCCACATGGGCAAGCTGAACGTGCTCAGCCTCGTGGCTGATATTGATGCTGCCAAGAACCGCCCCCCGGTTGTGATCCCCTCGGAGATGGGCGCGAACGAGGCCTTCCCTTTTTCCATCCTCTGCATCGCCGCGAAGGATAACACCGTGTCCTACGAGCGGTTCAAAAACGAAAAAGCCCGCAACGCGCGGCTGACCGTCCTGGAGAAGGATAAGAACCTCGCCTCGGCGCGGGCTGAGAACTGGAAGCCCGCAGCGAAGGCCGTTACCCCCGCCAAGGCCAAGAAGGCGGTTGAGGCCGTGGGCGCCAAGATCGTGAAGGCCAAAAAGGAAGCGGCGCCGAAGGAACTGAAACTGCGGCTCTACGCCAAGGGCGAGTTTTTCTTCCCCAAGCTGGCTGCCGAGAAGCTGAACGGCGCACCCTACGTCAAGCTTGAGGCCAAGGGCAAGACGGTTACGCTCACGCCCACCAAGAGCGGCAAGGACGCGACGCAGGTGATGTTCTGCCACGCCGCCCCGGTTCTTCGCGTCGCCAAGCTGCTGGCCGAGACCGGCTGGAACAAGACGACCCAGGACCTGCCGGCGAAGATGGTGGGCGACGCGATCGTGGTCCACCTTCAGTAACTCACTTCGGGCGGGCGGGGGCTTACGGCCTTCGCCCGTTTTCCTTTTCTGGAGACTGCTATGACAAAACGAACCCACACGACGAAGACGACGATTTACCGCAGGCACGCCGAGAAGTGCCCCATTCACGGCCAACCCAACAACGTGACGCAGTGCGAGTGCCCGCTGTGGATCCACGGCAAGGTGCGCGGCAAGTTCATCCGCCAGTCGCTCGATACGCGCACGCTCTCGACCGCCGAGGCCCGCCAGGATACCCTGGAACGCGGCGGGGACGAGGACCCTACGCCCGGTGGCCCCCGGCTGATGGGGAAGCCCGCCCCGAAGGGCAGCGAGACCATAGAGCACGCCGCCAAGGAATTCCTCGAGGCCTCCCAGAAACTCTCCTCCAGTTCGAAGGAACTCTATGCCCGCGCCGTGGGCCACTTCAGCGCCTGGGCTGCGCAGCAGGAAATTACCCTGCTCGCCCAGGTGGACTCTTCCCACATCCGCCGCTACTTCGAAAGCCACGCGGGCTGGAAGCGGACCACCGCGCAGGGCCGCCTGACGCACCTGCGGGTGTGGTTCAACTGGTGCGCGCGCACCAAACGCTGGATCGCCTTCCCGCCTACAGAAGACCGCAAGCTGAATCAGAACAGTAAGCGGGGCAATTCTCCGGCCTCGTCGCGCCTGCCGTTCACGCCCGCGCAGATCACGCAGATATTCGCTGCTATCGAACAACTGCCCGAAGCCGAGCGCGATCGCGCCCGCGCCCTGATCTACCTGCTGCTGTATTCGGGCATGCGCATCAGTGACGCCACCTTCTGCGAGCGCGGCTACCTCACGCCCGACGGCAACCTGGACTACTACGTAATCAAAACCCGCCGCCCGATCTCGCTGCCCCCGGAACTGCAGCCGCCCGCCATAGAGGCCCTGCAGCGGCTCCCCAAGACGCGGGTGTACTTCTTTCAGCCCGACCGCCCCGGAGACTACCAGGAAGCCCGCCAAGCGCTGCGCGAGGGTGAAGAGTTTGGTTCGCTGATGCCGGATTACGAAACCCGCATCCGCGAGACGACCGCCATCGTCATGAAGGTCCTGGCGCTGGCCGGGATCGACGGGGCCTGCCACAAATTCCGCGACACCTTCGCCATCAACCTGCTGGTCGGGGACGGGGAGAAGGGCGCAGACATTTACACGGTGAGCAAGATGCTCGGCCACAGCGACGTCAAGATCACCGACCAGCATTACATGAAGCTCGTTCCTGGATACCGCGAACGCATGTCGAAGTCCACGCGGGTATTATCCTATCAGTTCCCCCAGGCAGGTTAAACCAGCCGTCCGGGGTATCCCATGCAGCGTAAATCTCGCGGCCTAGTGCCGCGTCAAATCTTGAAAAGGAAATAATAACGTGAGAATCATAAAGAGACTGTTGATGGTTGCCGTGATCGGGTTCGCCGGCATCGTCGTGCTGTTCGTCCTTCTGGCCGTTGCCATTAAAAGCGTGCCAAAGGAACAGGTGAAGGCCCGGATGGAGCAAAACGCTGCCGCCGACGCCCGCGAAAAAGTGGAACGGATCGCTGCCAAGGAAGCCGCGAAATCCGCCCGGGCAGCAAAGGCGGACACTGCCGCCTTCCTGCGGGCAAGAGACTACATGGAAGCCAGACTCAAGGCCCCCAAAACCGCCGACTTCGCGGGTTACTGGGATTCCACCATCGAGAACCTGGGCGCGGGCAAGTATCGCGTCACGTCCTACGTGGACTCGCAGAACGGCTTCGGGGCGTTGATTCGAACCCGCTATACCTGTCATCTCCAAACCAATGACGGCGAGGACTTCCTGGTGACGAAGCTGGTCACCCGGTAAATATCATCCCCGCCCCGTGCGCTCGCGGTACACCCGCCGCGCCACACTTTCAGGGACGCGCAGCGATAAGTGAGTTCGCTGGCGTCCCTTTTTCAGTTTGTCCTGGCCGTAGCGGATCACACCCGGCTCATCCCGAAACCACCCCTGTAGCGTAGGCCGCGAGACGTGCCATGCCTTCGACAGTTCGGCCAGGGTGTAATGCGGCTCCAGGAATTCGGCGCGGCCCTGCATCGTCATCCCCTCGGCAATGGCATTCATTCGAGCGCCATCGTCCCTTCGGGCGTAATCGCAATCTCGATATCGGCGCCGCAGTGCCACTCGACTTGGACGCCGCCGTCGGTCAGCGGTACCACGCTCGGTTCGGCGTTGATGATCTTCTCGGCCAGCAGGATGGCTTCCTCGGTAGGCGCGAGTGCTCCGTCGTTGTCCCAGTCGTCTTTCAGTGCGCGTAGGTTATCTAATTTGAGTTGCATGGTCTTATGCCTTTCGGGTTCCAGCAATGATGGTCCGCTCGATCTCGGTCAGGTCCCATTGCGCCACGACGGCGTAGAGATCGCCGCCGATAGGCCGCAGGAGGATCGGGTCCACGGGTGGGGAAACATCCCAGCTTTCTACTTCCCACAGGATGTAGTGCTTGCTGAGATCGCAACCACGCGCCGGCAACACGTCCGGGGGCACCATCGGCACCATGGCTATACCCGAGGCCGGATCACCGGGCGGCTCTGCGGTGATATTCGGGATGACGAAACTCTTTCCGGCTCCCTCCCGCCACCGCCAGTTGGACTCGTGGTTACGTTGTGCGGCGAATTGCCACTGCATAGGGGCCCAGGCACCTTTGTGACGCCTGGCGTCGGGATCCCACCATCGGCTGCTGCGCGACACATCCCAAGCCACCCGCGCCATATCCGCCCGCGCGATGGCAAGCACCGGGCGGCTATCCGAACGCCACCCGCACTCGCGGATCGCGGCCAGTGGATCAATCAGCGGTGTGCCCTTCGCCAGTTCCTTATAGGCGTCCGCTGCCGCCTGCCACTCCTCTTCCACCTTGACGCTGTGGCGCGCGGCGAGCGCATCGCGATAGGCGTCCAGCTTTTGCTGCGCCTCTACGGGGTCCATCGTAATCGTTGAAACGTTCATTGCGCTGCTCCTTTCACTGCGCGGGCATGTAAAATTCAAATTCCCGAACCTTCTTCACCAAGTCGTCCACGGCCTCGTCACCGTCCATCTTCGCCAGTTCGATCAGCTTCGGCAGGCCACCGGCCACACTCTCGTCAACCTCCGCCCGCGTGGCCTTTCGGCCCTCCTTGTAGCAGACAACCTGGAACGGGTTGCCTACGCGGATCAAGAAGCGCCGGTCGGCTGCGCGGAAGAGACTGAAGTCACGCGTCAGCCACAACAGGGTAACGCCGGGGTTGCGCAGGATCGGTTCACCGGGCGGGTTTACCGTGCCCTCGGGTAAGTTATCGTCGCGCCGCTCCATGTGCGGGCGCGTCAGGAACGGGCAGTTGAGAACGCTCCATTCCGCGCAGTCGAGATGGCAAGCGGGTTCGCTTGTAGTTCTGGTGATCCCGCACATCGGGCCTAAAACGAAAACGATATTGCGGCCCAGTTGCTCACCGCATACCCAACAGCGCCGCTGCTGAACGGCGATGATCCATTTCTTACCGTCTGCTGTACGGAACTCGGGTTCGCCCTCGGGGCCGTTGGGATAGGCCACGAACCAGGGCACCGGGTAACCGCGATACACCGGAAGGGCTGCTATCCTCGCCGGCATCTTGGTTAGTTCAGGGCGCAAGCTTTCGGTAGTCGGATTCATTCGGATGCTCCCGATTTGATCCACGCATCCGCGCAAGCTCCGCAGTATACTTTGCTGTCCTGCTTCCGTAGTGAGGCAATCATCCGTAGGTAGGACTTGTGGCCGCACTCCAGAACTACGTCATCGCAATAGATATCGCTAGGCTCGCGCGATATCACCTGACGGTCGAAGTCGCCCGCTTCAGACTTATTGCGTGCCTTTAAAAGTCGCTGTCGTTCTACTGCTGGTGTCATTGTGGTTTCCTCCCAGGTTGAAGTTGCCCGAAGTCGATCACCTGTACGCCCAGTTCCCGCAGCGCGGCTTCCAGCCTGTCGATCATCTCGCCAAAGTTCGGGTTGTGGTCGTGTTTTAGGACCCAACACAGAACATTCAGCGTTGCTATGACGTTCTGCGTATCTCTCAGCGTGGGGCAGACGAAGCGCATCATTCGCTCGTCCAGCACGAGGCTCGCCAGGATATCGTGGGCGCGTTGAAGTTCGTCGGCGGTGCGGAGAGTAGTGGTCACGATGCTCCCCGTGCTTTACGCTGGTCATCTCGATACTTACGGTAAAGATCCCATAGCGGCAGATCGCCGTATAGCGCAACCAGCCGCGAGGCAAACGCATTGCCTGACTTCAGAGCGTGATAGGTCTGGGCATCCGCCGCCATCGACTTCTCTAGCAGCATCAGCGCGGCCGCTCTCTCACACTCAAAGGTATCGAGGTACGGAATGTACGTCACATGGCCAGGGCGGTCGTGATAAGTTACCTGCGGCGGAATGCCTCGGAACTCATCCATGTCGGCAAATTCAATCTGCTTCGACAGGTTGATGGCATCCTCGGGCTTCAGTTCGGTTCGCTTCAACATGCGGCGGATGATATTGCGCACTTCCGCTTTGGCAAGGTGCGGCGCTAGTTGGTCAATCAACACGGTGGCGCGGGCTTCCACTGCAACGGCGACCAGTTCCCCATCGGTAGGGCCACCGCGCAGAGCGATGCGGATCTCATCCGCGATGATGCTAGTGAGTTGTCTTCGTAACGATTCCAGGTCTTCGGGCATTGGGGTGCTCCTTCTGAATCCGAGATAAACACTTGATGGCGAGGTCCAGGTTATCGGCGAAGTCGAACGCGCTCACCCGCTCCAGGCCCGCCCACGTATCCCGCGCATCTTCAAAGTATTTGGCGATTCTCTCCACACTCTCTGCTAGGCCGCGATATACGCGGAGATCATAGGCACGCCGCTCGTCGGCTTCCTTGTGCGCCTTGGTCTGGCGAATCTGTTCCAGAACTTGACGGCGCTCGGCCTTCGGCATGGCCACGATTTGCTTCTGGGCTTTAATGGGCTGCGATGCAATGTCCGCGCCCGCGCTGATTGAGATCTCGCCTTTATCGACCGCCGCCTTCAGTTCCGGTGCGCCGCGCATCGTCACCGTCTTGGCCCGCTCAAAACTCTCGGCGCTTTTGAAGCCCGCGCCCTTGGCGGCGATATCGACGGCGTTGCCCGCCAATAATTGCTCCGCATTTGCGGAGGATTTCGGTCCTGGCTTCCGCTTTCCCAGTTCCACCTCGATGGCCGCGCCGATGGCAACCCGCTCGGTTACCGTGAAGTCCTTGCGGAATTCGTTCTCCGCATACTCGCCGGCCAGAAGGGATTCCAGGTCGAGCGTGACGCAGGGGATCTGTTTCCACTTCAGAAGATCTTTGCAGGCATACAGCCGCCGAAAGCCAAAGATCAGATGAAAGAACGGATCAATGCCAATCGGCTGAAGCAGACCCATCTCGCCAATATTTGCGGCCAGCCCCTCGATGTCGCCGTAGTCCACACGGTGGCGCATGCCGATCTGAATTTTGTCGGTAGGGACATCGGTGACGTTCACGCTTCAGGCTCCTGGAACCCAAACGACTGTTGCCGTTCCCGTGGCGTCATCGGTTCTTCGCGCACGGTTTCATTACTATCCACGCGGACGATCCGCTTCAGGCCCGGGCGCGGCGTGTCCATCACGGCGATAATTTCCACCTCTACCGACTCGTACCCGACGGTCAGCTTTTCCTGCGTGTTCCAGACGGTGCGCTCGGCTGTCTTGATAGCGGCGCCGACGGTGGAGTTATAAGCGGCCTTCTGGTCGCGCAGCATCTTTACTTCACCGACTGCCTGCACGAGATCTTCGTGCATGGCCGCGAGTTCGGCTTCATCAAAGTACCGCCGCAGCGATTCATACTGGCGGGCGCTCATGCCACCCGCCTTTGTCGCGCGTCCAGCTTCCGCGCCAGATCGAAGAGAGCGTCATAGGGAACCGAGAACCATTCTCGAGTCCCCTTCGGGCGGATAGCGATCATGCGTGCGTGGACGGCCACAACTAAAGGCTTGCCGCGATCCAGCACCGCAGTTTCCCGAACCACCGGTCGGGCAGTTGTAGCGTTCGTCATGGCTTCACCTGTTGCTTGCTGAGCTTGTCCAGCACACGCCCCAGCCCCACTACGGCTAATGCCAGCACCGGCGAATCGCCCACGTTGTTACGCAGGAAAGATATGATTCTCTTTAATGCCTGAACTGGGTCTTCGTCGCGGCCGACGTAGAGCGGCGTATCACGCAGCGGTTTTTCAAGCGCATCCATCTGTGCCGCAGCTTCATTGACTCTCCACTCGGCACGTTCCGTGTCCGTCATATTTCCTCCCTGGCGCCGCAGTCGCGGCATAGCCAGCCCACATATCGCCACATTTCAGCGCCGCCATCGGGTGCAACCACGCCAGTCGGATACTCGCCCTCGATGCCGGCGAGGTTATCCGAGTCACACACGCTGCACCTCACTCCTTCGGTGGCTGCGCCTGGCGTTCGCGAATCTTGTCGGTTAGCGATTTCGCACCCCCTTTGCCCGCCTCGGCTTTCGGCTCGCCTTCGGCTGGCTCGTTACGCGAGCGCATCACGTCGGCCCAATTGAACTCGCCCTGCTGGAGGCCTGCGTACAGCGGCGCCAGTTCGCCCAGGTCCTTCGCCGTGAGCGTCTCGACCGGACGGCCCAGGTAGTCCTTCAGCATCGTGGCCGAGATACCGAGGCCAGCAAACTTATCCAGGATCTTTTTCTTGGCCGCGTCAGGATCTTTGGCGGTTTCATCCGCAACCGTCTTGTCGATCAGCGCCCGCGCCTCGTCCAGAATGTCGCGCGGCAGTAGCCGCTGGCCGTTATCGCGCAGCAGTTTCGAACGCTCCGCTCCCATCAGATTTCTGAATTCGTCGCCCGTGGCATCTACCAGATACACGGTGTCGCCGTAGCTGTTCTCGCGCACGCCGCGCACGCTACGGCCCTTCTTGACTTCACGCCGCTCGATTACCTTGTCCAACATGGCGTCGGTCGAGTAGCCGACGTTGCGCTGGACGTCGATCACCTGGACAGTGAGCAAGGCCCGCTGCGCGTCCTCGTAGCCGATCCGCGCCGTGACGTGAACGTTACACCAGTGCTGAAGCGCGGACTCGATGAAGCGCACGGAGAAGTTGATGGCGAACGCATCCACCCAGTTGCCCGTGGCATCCTTCTTCCGGCCGACCGGCCTGCGATAGAGCGCGATCTCGGCAAAGCCGGGTCGCCGGCAGTCCTTCAGGATGCCTTCGCGGAACTGATCGACATCGCGCGGCCACTTGCGGGCGGCGATGATGCGGGCCTCGATCTCGGCTTTCGCCGCGGCGGCTGCGGCTGTCGGTGCCATGTCGTGGCCGACGCTGATTTCCTCGGCCAGGTCCTGCCGCACCGTGACCGTACTGCCGCTCGGGATAATTTCTCTTTCGCTCATTTTGTTTTGGGCTCCTTCTTGAACTGGTTGGACTTCGGGCAAGTGGCGAAGTGGTTTACACCGTCGAGATCATAAGGCGCGGACACGCCGTTCTTGTGGGTGATCCACACAATATCGCGCAGGCATCCCTTGCACGTGCCGCGCTCCCCGATGTTGGCAACCAGGCGCTTGGCAATGTCGCGGGCAATGTCGCGTTCCTTCTGTAGGCTGGCGATCAGTTCGAGCGCGTGCTGGCCCAGAATGTCCTTGGCGGGCGTCATGCTGCGGCCTCCGATTCCAGCGCGTCCTTCAGCTGGTCGCTGGCCAACCAGACACGCCGCGATCCTTCCTTGGTGCGCGTGTAGAAGTCCGTCAACTTGATCTGCTCCTCGGCATCCGGCACGTAGCCGTGCAACAGGCCGAGCGCCATGGCCTTCCAGTCGGTAATCTTCTTGTCCTTGGTGTTCCGCCAAGTGAAGACGCCGTCCTGCCAGCGCAGGCCCTCGTGGTTGCCTACTTCCTGCTTGAGCCGCACCTCGATGCGGTCGCGCGTATCCTGTAGAACCTTCTGCTCGACGCGCACCGTCAGATAGTCGTCCAGGATATCGGCTTGTTCCGGCGTGGCCTCCACGATATCCCTTGCCCGGTGGCGCGGGTACAGCTGCTGCAAATAGCGGCCTGCGGCCTCGCTGGTATCCAGCGGCGGCATCTCGTCGCCGATGATGTAGCGCCGATAAAACTGCTCCATGCATTCGCAGATGACGGTCGCCGCCTCGGGGTCGAAGTGCTGGACGAAGATGTGCGGCGACCCCTTGAGCAGCGCGATCACGTTGCATACCTTCAGGCGGGTCGCGGCCATGTACAGCTGCGTCTGGAGTTGCACGCGCAGCGGCATTTCCTCGGCGCAGTCGCCCCAGTCGCGCACCTGGAATTCATTTACTACCTTGGCTTCGACGACTGCCGGCACCGCGTCATCGAAGGCATCCGGGGTGTAGCGCAGCCACTCCCACTCGGGGTGGAAGACGCTCTCGTCCACGAAGCGCACCGGGTGGCCGGTGATCTTCGCGTAGAATTCCACGAGGCCGCGTTCCAGTAGCTTACCGAGCAGCATCTCGTTGGTCTGCTCGGCATGCCGGATCAGCCCCTTATGCGTTGCCGCCACTTCCCACGGCGTGCGGAAGCCGCAGCCGAGGATGTCACCCGCCTCGCTCGCCCCCAGGCGCTTCGGATCGAATGTCAGATTTACCGGCATAGCCTTTCATCCTCCAGTTGTTGAATGAGAACCGCGCGGCAGTCCGCGCACACCCAGTAGTAGTCGAAGAACCGCACGCCCCCCGCTACATGGCAGCAGTCGCACCAGCCTGCTGCGATCTCGCGGGCCACCACGCGCATGCGGAGATAGGGCTGGCCTGTTGCCGCCATCACCGTTTGCCTCTTGTAAGGTATGAGTTATGCCGCGCTGCTTACTGCGCGGCCATCGCGCCTGCCGCCGATGCGGTGGCGTGCCCATCAACGCGGCGTCGGCGCAGTAGACTTTCGTTCACCATCTGAACAACCAGCATGGAGAGAGAAACAGAACCGCCCGCCGTGGTGCTTCTGCGTTTACACTCCGAACGCATGGCCTCCCAGACGGGCAGCGGAATCGAAAGACTCATTCGCTTTTGGCGGATTCGTCGAATTGGCACAAGCGCCTCCTGAACCAGGGAATAAGGTTGTATAGGATTTACGCGGGATGCCTTCGCTTCTGTGTTACGGTCCTCTCGCAAGACCGAAGTTGTGGGATGCTATCGCTTCTTTGTTACGGCCCTTCCCACGGGGCCGAGACGCCAGGAAGCCGCGCCCCCCCGGTAAATGCAAGGGCGTCTCTCCAGGGCGCGTTACGCCGGCAGGATAGTGTTTCGTTTAAAGCCGACGTGAAAGATAGTATCACACCAAAAATAAACTGCAATATTCAAGTCGCAAAAAACATCAAATACTTTTCGTGTTTGGGGCGAAAACAAACGGTTTGGTGCAGCGCCGCTCTTGCGGTAGTATGTTCCCCATGATGAAAGCCACCAAACCACCTAGGCCCATCAACGGCGCCGTTGCGTGCCGCGCTTTCGGTAAGGCCGTACGCGGCTTGCGCGAGGGCGCCGGCATGTCCCAGGAAGAGTTCGCTTTCCAGTGCTGTATCGAGCGGGCCCACATGAATACCATTGAGATGGGCCGCTGTAACCTGTCGCTCGAAATCATGATGCGGATGCTGCCAGTGCTCGGCGTCACCTTCGGCGAACTGGCGCAGGCAGTAGATCAGTATCTGCTGAGCTAGCAGAAGGTTATGCTGAAGCGGGAGGGCCTTGTTTCTCCCGCTGAACCTGCCGCAGGCAGCGCTCGAACTCCATCGCAAAACCCGTGAAGGATACCTGTAGGTGCGGCAGCATGCGGAAGATCATCACCAGCGTGGGCGCATGACGGCCTTGCTCCATCCCGTTCATATAGCCCCTGTTAATCCCGGCTTCGAGGGCGAGCGTCTCCTGTGCGATGCCTACCTGATAACGCAGATTCTGTAGGGCCATCGCGAACGCCCGGCGAATCACCCAATCCTCGGGCACCTTCTGATTCATAATGCCAACGGTGGCAGATTGCGTGATAAATCACCACCTGATTTATACACCCCCTATATATCAGAAATAGACGGGCGGTTTTCTTTGGCCGCTTGACCGGGCCGCGCGGGCTGATACGATAGCGGTCTTTGGGGAAGTAAGGAAATGCGGGAGGCCGTAAGGACCGTGAATTCGCACCCGGCGCCGCTCTGCACCGGTCTGCCAAAAACCTGCTGCCGCTGCGGCAGGCGCTTTCAGGACTTCAGCGATCGCGGGCTGGCCCGGGTCTGCCCGGAATGCAAGAAGCCAAAAGTAAGGTCGCCACGATATTCACCCACGCTGCGCGGCCGCCCGCTCACGGCGCGCGAGAAGCAGGTAGTCGATCTTGTGGCCAATGGCAGGCCAAGCAAGGAGATTGCGCATCAGCTACGCCTGGGCGAAGGAACGATCAAGGTGGCGATATCAACCATCCTGGCGAAGACGGGTCTGGAGAACCGTACCTGCCTTGCCGTCTGGTGGATCCAGACGGGCCGGAATTCTACAGCATCTTATTGACGACCGTCTCCACCGCGCCCTGGAGAAGGGCGTCGGTGATCAGCGCTTTACCGTCTTCATCGACTCCCGCCGTCTGCACGGCGCTATCCATGACGGTGGGCGGCGTCAATTGGCCTGCCACCGCGTCGGGTTGCTGAAAGCAGTTTTGCGCCCAGCGCAGGCGTGTGTTGTGCGCCGGAACCGTGTTCGCCTCAATCGAGATGCTATCGGCGTACTTGAGCGCGGCGACCTTCACGCGCCCGCGGAAGTCCAGGTTCGACATCAGTTTTTCGCTCTCGGCGTAAGTCATTGTCAAAATCTCCTAAGTCCACTCCGTCCAAGTCATCAGCGTTGCATTCGGCGAATTCGCCCGGTAGAAGTCACCCGGCATCACCCACCCGCCAACAGTTTGATTGATCGTCGTTCCTGACGCCGCGGCGTTCGTCGCCGCGCAGATCAGAAAGCTCGGCGGATTCCCGCCGTCGGCTACGAATTGCACGTACGAGCCGCCTTGAATCGTCGCCGTGACGTTCACGAAACGCGGCTTGCCGCTCGTGTTTTGGTAGACGACGTTCAATCCGCGCGAGCCGGTAGCGTTGCTCACGGCCGTAATGCCGCCGATCGGTAGACCGTTCACCCGGAACACGCCCGAGCAATTCACGTCGCCAGCGACATCGAGCTTGTATCCAGGAGAGCCGCCGATACCGACGTTGCCGCCAACAGGATTCAGCAAAAGCGCAGTGCCAGCACTGGCTTGGTAAGCCTGAACGACGCCGCGCCATACAGCGCCGTCCGTATAATAGCCGAGCGACAACGAGTGACCGACCGCGTTGCTCTGCTCCCCAATCATTAATTGGGTTGCCGTTCCAGGCGTTGAGCGATTGGGTCCGATTATATGGAGCAGGTCGCGCGGACTCGCCGTCCCGATGCCCACGTTACCCGCCGACGTTGCCCGAAATACCTCTGTGGTTCCAGCAGCACCACCGAAATAAATCATATCCGCGCCGTACGGAGAGGACTCGACAGAAAAGCGAAGTTCGCTGCGCTGACTTGCATCCACGAACTTGATCGATGCCGCATCGTGCAGCAGCCCGTTGCTGTTTTCCAATGTGAGGACCGGGCCAAGAGCACCGGATGCCTGTTGAATGATGTGAAGGATAGATTGCGGATTCGGCAGTCCGATGCCCACGTTGCCCGCCGCCGTGATACGCATGCGCTCTGCTGCTGTGCCCCCTGCGCCCATTGTGGAAACCTGGAAGTAACCCGCGTAAGAGTTACCCTCACTGCGGCCTGCCAGATAGGCAAAGGCGAACGGGTTCGCTGCACCGCCGACACCGCCGAGGCCGAGTGAGCCACCCTTGTCTGTTGCCATGGCATCTGTGCTTAGTATGTTGACTGTTGCCGACTGCGACAGAGTGCGGTTCGGCCCATAGAAGTCTGCAATGCCAGCAGCCAGCGGGGCACCCTGCCCCACCTGGAAGAGTGAGCCTGGAACATTGGTTCCCACCCCGATGCCCACATTGCCGCCGGGTCCGATCACCAGCCGGGTGCCTGCTCCGGTCTGGTCATAGACCCACCAGCAGCCAGGAAGGGCTGAAGCTACGCCGCCCGCTGCCACCTGCCAGAAGCTGGTGGCGGTCTTCAGGTTCAGTACCGACACCCCGCCGCTGGCTGCGGTTGTCTCGACCATTGCGGCTGTAACAGAAGATGACACTACATGTAGCGGAGCCTGGGGCGTGGCAATACCGATGCCGATTTTCCCAACATTGAACAGCGTCTTGCCATTCCCATCGATATCCGAGGCCCAGGGGGTCTGCGCCCCGCCCGTGGTGATCGGCACGCCATTGATTCGGTAGACGGACCCGGCACCAATATTTACATCGCCCAGCACATCCAACTGGTAGACGGGGGCCATACCGACACCGATCTTGTTATAGAAGATGGCATTGCCAGTGCTTCTCTGCAGAGAGAAGACCGCGCCAATGAATCCGCCCGTATTGTCGTATCGATTCCATTGAAAGTCCGAGCCGACATTTCCAGTCGCTTCTGCGGTGTTGGTCTTGCCCATGTTCCAGCGAATCCCGCTGCCCTGATAGAACGACTGGTAAGCACCATTTGAATCATTCGTAATGATGATTGACCCAACCGCATATAGAAAACTATTTGCGATGATGGCCGCCACATTGGTGAGATTATGATTGCCACCGTCAATGTCGGTAAGCCATGGCGTCTGTGATCCTGTTGCTGGTGCAGCCCACTTGATGCCGAGGGTCTGCGTAGAATCTGCAGTCAGTATCTGTCCATCAGTCCCCACGCCAAGACGGGTGACGGCTGCGGCACTGCGTGCCATCAAGTCACCCTTGGTGGTGGTCGGGTCGGTCAGACCACCACCAGCCCCTGCTGGAATTGCCCAGGTTGCATCTTCACGCAGGTAGCGGGTGGCCCCGGTGGTGGCTCCAGGATCTGGCACAACGCCTGCCGCATGGCTCCCACCAGAAGCACCCATCACCGCTGGTGCAGCCCACTTCAGCCCTAGGGCCTGAGAGGAATCTGCAGTCAGGATGGAGTTATTGGCTCCGATGCCGAGTCTGGTGGCTGGTGCCGCCGTGCCGCGTGCAATGACATCCCCCTTTGTGGTGGTCGGGTCAACAAAACCACCGGGGGGCGCGGCCCAGGTTGCATCCTCCCGCAGATAGCGGGTGATGCCTGCAGATGCGCCAGGATCTGGCACTGCGCCGATGGCATGGCTGGCCCCTGATGCCACGAATGGCAATGCGCTCAGAGTCACATCGGCGCTGAGCGGGCCGCCGCCAGTCATGCCAGCGCCTGCCAGCACCTGCCGGGTGGAGGGCACCGCGCCCGTGGATGCCACGGTGGCCCAACGAAGCCCGGTGGCCTGGGTATTATCGGCAGTCAGAAGGGTGCCGTTGGCCCCGACGATCAGGCGGGACAGTGTAGTGGCGGTCCTGACGATCAGGTCCCCCTGGGCCTGCGTAGGATCCGTGATGGTGGTAGAAGCCAGCGACTGCAGATCGATCCACAAGTCATTGATGGCAGTGGATACCGTGTTCTCATGGCTGGCCGTGATCACGTCGCCGGTCTGCACCGTGGGGGGGATGGGTGGCGTGACCGGGAAGCCCTGCGGAGTGACTTCCGGCCAGAGCACGAAATCAGAGTGCAGCGGTACGCGGCCTGGGATGGCATTGGGGAAGCTGAACTCAGGCACGGCAAAATTCGCCGGCACCGGAACCACAGAGGGCGGCGGCTTGGGAGTCATAGTTACCTCATAACTTCAGTAGTGGGGGCTGGCTGCACGCGCACCAGTTCCCTGCCATTCTCATGCACCTGCCAGCTGCCCTTCAGCCCCTGCTGGCGGATAAAGAGCACCAGTGCGCCCTGGAACTGCGCCTCGATCAGCCGCATCTGGCTTCTGAGATCTGAGAGGAGCTGGATGGCTGCATCATCCAAAGGGAACATATCGTTTTCGGGTTGACCGTTTTCGTTAGACATAGCCTGTAATTAAACCTCCTGAAACGTTGATTGCGTGGCCTGCGGGAACCTGCCCGTTGAAGCCTGGATTACTGCCCACCTGGAAGCCTGCCGCCCTGATGGTGCCTGTGTAGCCATCAATCAGGATGGCAAGAGAGTGGCTGGAGTTGTAGAAGATACCTTGCAGGTTGCTGGCGTTCGAAGGGTCACGCACGATGCCGCCGAGCAGGGTGCCGCCGTTATAGATCAAAAAGCCGCGCGAGATAAAGCTGGATAGGTCGCCGCCGGGGCCGCTCACCTTAACCGCCAGCGATGAGTAGGTGGTGTCGAAGGTGGACGGGCTGGTGAAGATCTGGAAGCCGCTGGCACTGATGCTCACGTCGGCATTGCGCAGAAACAGGCTGCCGGCCGCATTGGTGAACATGCTGGCATTGGAATAGCTGGTGCCACCCGCGCCGAATAGCTGGAACCAGCCGCCATAGGATGAGGTCCCCACTTCCCCCAGGTAGCCCATCTGTGCAACCACGCTGCCGGAACCGTTGAACACACGGATGCGCCCCGGCATATTGCTGCCGCCGCCCACGTCCAGGGAAAACCCGGTGAACTTATCCGAACCGATGGTGCCCTGGGTGATCTTGACGCCCGAGATGCTGCCGATCTGGCTGTCCCCGATCAGGCCGATAGTGATAGTCGCGGCATTGATGCTGCCGATCTGGGTGGACTGAATACTTCCTGTGATCTGGCTCGCATTGATAGTTGTAATCTGGGACGCGCTTACCTGCCCCTGAATGCTGCTCGCGTTTACGGTGCTAATCTGGGATGCCGTAAGTTGGCCGCTGATGCTGGATGCGTTGACGCTGCCGATCTGGCCTGCCGAAATCTGCCCGGTAATCTGGCCTGCGGTGATGCTCTGGATCTGCGCGGCCACGATGAGGCCAATGATCTGGTTGGCGCTGATAGCCCCGATATGGTAGAAGCGCATGGAGCCGGACACCGAGTCATCCTGCGTCCAGCTTGTGCCCGCAGCATTCATCTTGTAGAAGTGCCCATCGGGGATGTAATAGAACCAGGAGTTCGGCGGGTTGTTATCGTTGGGCAGTCCTGTCGGCGTGCTGCTCATCATTGGGATGGGCTGGAGGGCAGCGGCATACTTGGCAAGGTCATCCACGATCTGGTTGCCCAGTTGGCTGGTGACGATGACGCCCTGGATGCTCACTGCATTGACGCTGCCGATCTGGCCTGCTGTGATGACTCCCTGGATAGTTTCTGCACTTACGCTAGAGATCTGGCCCGCGCTCAGGGTGCCGACGATGGCCCCGGCACTGACACTGCCGATCTGGCCTGCCTGGATCTGGCCGACGATGGTGTTCGCATTAACGCTGCCGATTACTGCCGCGCTCAGCCCTGGCGGCATCTTGATATTCGCGTCGGTGATGCTGCCGGGGGCTGCATTGGCTGTCGGCGTGGTGGTGGACTTCCAGCGGGTGCGCTGGTCGATCAGCCGCAGGAGAGTCTCGAGGTCGGGCTGGGATGCGCCGAACTGGGCATCATACTGCACGTCGCTCTTGCTCACCCACTGCATGGTCAGGGAGCGGATAATGTACCAGCCGCTGATGCCCAGGGCATCCTCGGTGATGTTTACCTGCTGGCCCACCTGCAGGCCATCCTTGGCCCAGATGGTGAAGTTGCCAGACTCCACCGGGTAGGCATACCGCAGCACCACGCTCTTGGCCCTGAGCGAGGCATCCCAGGAAGTCGTGATCTGATCGTCCACCACCGAGTACGCGTACTCGCCGTACTTACCGACGGACACAGGGTCAGAGTAACTGGCCTCGATGAAGACGCCGCTCGCCGGGTCGGTGGCTCCCCTGACATAGCAGCGGTTCACCGGGTTATTGAAGTCCTGCTTGTAGCTGGTCACCTTTACCGGGAAGCTGGTGACGTCATCGTGGGAAGTGGAAAGTGCGAACGGCGCCACCGGGGCATTGGACGCCAGCCGGTAATGCAGCACCGCGTTGAAGTCCACGTTCCATTCGGCACCCGCGAGCGCGGCCATATCGTCCAGCACTTGCCGGGTGGTTTTCCCCTTCCAGTCGTATGCCTGCACGGTAGGCACCACGGTGGCTATGTCAGTTGCGGAGTCGATGCGCGTGCAGAAGTGGCCCACCAGCCCCTGGATGATGGCGGCATCACTCGCCGGCAGGGTGAGCGTGTACCCGCCCCAGCACACCGAGCGATCCAGCCAGGACGCATAGTCGTTCAGGTCGCAGGCGTAAAAGACTTCGGCGCCGATCACGTCAGTCTGCGTCAGCGTTAAGCTGAAGATCTGGCCTTCGAACAGCTTGGTCGTGCCGTCGCGCCCATCCAGGATGGTGCACAGGTAAAGCTCGCCGATGCCGATGCTGTAGAAGTCCTGGCCATAGTGCGCGTAGTCGTAGCGCGAGATCCGGTTCAGGGTGCGGCCCATGACCGTGATAGATGCAGTAGTGATACGCCGCGATGAGTCGTAGCTGATGCGCGTAGCCGCCAGCAGGCAGCTGGCCGTCACATCTTCACCGTTCAGCTTGATGATGGCATTCAAGAGGTCTGCACCAGTTGCCTTGCAAGGTTGGCTGCGATCTGGTCGCCCAGCTTTCGCGCGGCCTCTACGGTGGTGACGCCCGTCGCGGTCACGTTGACGTTGAGCGACTCCAGGCCTTTTCTGGTCACGTCTACCAACTCACCCGTCAGGTCCCTGACGTTTTCCATCACACCCTTGGTATCGGCGATATACGGCGCGGTCCCTTCCACAGCCTGCTGAATCCCCTGCATGGCTGCCAGGGCCGGGTTGCTCCAGTCCTTGAACAGGTCCCGCAGGTTCTCTGTGGCCTTGGTGTTCGCGCCCCAGGCAATCTCTTCGTCAATCTTAAACAGCACGCCGAGGATGCCGCCGTCGGCCCGTTCCCCGACGTACATCATGGTGTAGCGGGTATTGTGCTCGATAGCATTGAGAGTGGTTTCCATCTTGGCCTGCTGGAAGTTACTGATAACTCCGCTTACTGCAGACACCACGCCGCCGACTGCTCCCACGATGCCTGTGACGCTGGAACCGATTGCCTTGGTGGCCGCACCAGCAGCTGAACCGCCCGCGCCGCTAACACCGGGGATGGCTTGCCCTACCGTACCCATCGTGCTTCCCGAAGTCGCCAGCCCGCCCGGTGCGCCGCCGCCAAACAGGCCACCGATCTTACTACCGATGTTGCTCAGGGCCGTGCTGATGCCGCCGAGGCCGTCGCCACTGAGTAGGTTCTTGATAGTAGTCGCCATGAAGTCTTCGATGGATTTTTTCAGCGGGGCCAGGAACAAGTCGAGTGCATCCTTCGCCAGTCCCTGCCAGAGCTTCGTCATAATGTCCTTGAAGCTGCCGTCACCGGTAATCAGCAGATCTTCCATCGCGGTAAAGGTATCGTCGAAGTCCTTCTTTACGTCCTTCTCAAAGGCCTTCCAGGCTTCCCGCTGCGTGTCGTGGTGCTTGCCTAGTTCCTTCTCTAGGTCCTCCATGCGCTGTTTCTGGCTGGCAGACATGTCGATGCCCATCTGGTCGTAGTCCTTGAGCATCTGCAATTCTGCGGCGTGTGCCTGTCGCACCAGCGCGGGGTTGCCGTTATTCTCATCGTTGGACAGGCTGATTGCGGTCTGCCACCGCTCCCTGTCCTTGGCAATGATCTTATCGATGTCGTCAGCAGTGTTCAGCCCCATCTGGTGGTAGGCATCGGTGGTGCTGGTCGCCATCGCGCCGATCTGGGTGGTGGTGTCCTTCAGGTCCTGCTGCAACTGGGCGAGCTTGGCCGAGTGATCGCCGTCAGTGCGAATGAGTAATTCGATCTGGGCTTTCAGGTCCGCCTGCTTCGTCATCAGCTGGTCGTACGCGCTCATCATGGTTCCGGCGGCGGTAACCTGATTCACCAGTTCGGTAGTGTGCTCAGCAGTCTTCTGCGCCGCGGCGGTGGAAGTAATATTCAACTGCTTGAGCGCAGCTTCGGCAACAGCCACCGAGCCGCCGATAGCGCCGAACTGGGTGACGACCTTCACGCCCGCAAGCTGGAGTGCATCGAAAGCCTTGGTAGTGTCCTGGATCGGCGGAATCACCGCCATGAACTTGTCGTACAGCGTCTGGTGGGCGGCCGCCATCAGCGCGGCCTCTTCGCGGTTTTTCGCCACGGTCTGAATCAGCGCCTGCTGCTTGCTGTTCAGGATGGCCGCTTCCGCCCACAGAATAGCCGTCTTATCTCGCAGAGCAATGAACTTATCGGTAAGTGTGGAGGCCTGGGTGCCAAGGCCACCCGTGGCGTTTGCCGTATCGTCCACCTTGGGCTTCAGCTTTTCGTGCACCTCCACATGCTTGGTAAGTTCGGTGGTGACATCCGCAGCGGCCTTCTGCACCACCCCGAAGGTGGCAGCCAGCTTGCCCCATACTGATGTGAGGTTGGAAGAGATAAAGCCCCAGACCTCCTGAAATTTTGCCTTGATTGGCTCCCAGAATGCCAGCAGGTAGGTGGCGATTGCATCGAAGATGGAAAGGCCCGCCTTGATCTCGCCCCAGGCGACGGTAAGCACCAGCTTGATAGCCTTCCAGATCACATCCCAGGCACCCTTGATGGTGTCCCAGATCACGGAATAAACCGCTACGTAGGTATCGAAGACAGCCTTGCCGGCAGCCGTAATACTGTCCCAGATAATCCCCAGTGCCGCCTTGATCTCACCCCAAGTAACGCCCCAAATCTTCTCAATTTCATCCCAGGCGTGCGTGAGGATATCGCTGATGGCCCCCCAGTGCTCGCCGATCCAGACACCGACGCCCACCAGGGCGGCGACCAGGACAGCAATGGCCGCGACTGGCGCCAGGAAGCTGGTGCCGAGGGCTTCCAGCGCAATGCCGATGATGGCGATGGCCCCGCCGATAGCCGCAATTGCGGTAGCGGCCGCACCGAAGGCAATGGCAGCATCCTTCACCGGGGTGGGCAGGCCCTTCCACCATTCGCCTAGTTTCTCCACCAGCTGAGCGACTTCTTTCAGCGCCGGCGCAGCGACTTCGTTCAGGGCCTTCTTAATGTCGTCGCCCACGTTCCGCATGGCGGCTTCGGTGGCGGTATCCAGGCCCTTCATGGCCCCGCGCCATGTGTCGGCCCACCCTGCGGCCTTGTCTTTGTTCTCGTCCATCGCCTTGGTAAGCGATTCGAATAACTGCTGGGAACTGATCACGCCGCTCTTCACCTTGGCCTGGGCGTCGGGGATGTTCGTGCCCATTTCCTGGGCCAGCATCTGCCATGCCGGGATGCCTTCATTCACCAGTTGCTTCATCACCCGCATAGGTTCCGCGCCCTGGCCTAGCTTGCTCATGGCGTCGGCAATGCCAGTGACCTGTGCTCCAGTCAGCTTTAGCGCGGTGCCGGTCTCCACGATAGCCGACAGGGTTTCCTGGGTCTGATCCAGGCTCTGCCCCAACATGACCATGCGCTTGGCACTTTCGGCCAGTTCAGGAAAGGCAAAGGGCGAGGTAGCCGACAATTCGTGGATGTGCTCCAGGAACTCTTCCACATTCTGGGTATCGCCCTTCAGGTTGACCATAGCGGTCTTGAGCCTGCCCATATCATCAGAGGCCTCGATACAGGCCTCGGCGAAATGCTTGATACCCTCGGCCAGGCCAAGTTCCGCGAGGCCCTTACCGAGTTCCTTCACGCTCTCGCCCACCATACCCAGGGAACCTTCAATCGCGGCAGCGGACGCCGCCGTGGAACCCTCCACCTCCTTCATGCCGGTGAGCCATTGCTTGGAATCCAGCAGCAGACGCGCAATCATGTCCCCGAGATCGGCCATAACTTTACCCGGTCCTTCTCATTCGGTTGGCATACATATCGAACCGTTCAATGACGTTATCGTTCGTGCCCGGCGGGCGCGACGAGGGCGGCCGCTCGCCGGGTTGGGCATATCGCATAGGCGCAACGGATACCGGCGCAGTGGCGGCCCCGCGCCGCGCATTGTGGCGGAACTGGAAGAAGTCCAGGTCACGGCGGGGAGAATTCTGGGAACGGTTGACCGCATAAGTTACCCAGGCTGGCAGGGCGGCGCAGTATTCCTGGAATTCCTGCGCGGCCGCATACCGCTCGCGCAGCGCGGCTAATTCTTCAAGGTTGAGATCCCAGAACTGATGGTCAGAGAGGCCGAGGTCGTATCGCCCGAAGGCCCACTGAGCGGTCCAATTCCATTCGGCTTGTCGGGCGTGGGTGCGTTTGGGGAGTCACCCGCTTCGCGCCCGCTGATGGCCTGACCGATCACCGGGGCCAGCATGGCAATCGAGGTGGCGTCAAAGGTATCTTCCACCCAGTCCAGCGTCACCTCCGGGTGGTTAGCCCTGAGGCCCTGGTAGACCACCAGGGCAAACTTCTCAGGGTCGTGCAGGGCAGCCAGGATACTTTCGGGGCCGCGCATGATGGAAATATTGTGATCCTGCTCCAGGGTCTTCAGCACACGCAGACTGAGCCGCATGCGGTAGATCTTATCGCCCACCTGGAACTCGGCGGCGTTGCCGGGATGAATCTGCCGCATTCGGTTAGACCCCCGCAGCCTGAATAACCGTGAAGGACTGGTCTCCGATGGTGATGTGCCCGGTCCTGGCAGGGGTGGGGGCCACGCTGGCCGCGACGGCATAAGTCACCGTGCCGTCGCCCGTCGTAGGCGTGAGCGGGGAAGTGATACTCAGCCAGCTTGGGGCATCGGAGTGGGCCAGCCAGGGTGTGGTGCTGGAGGAAGTCACCGTGATGGTCTTGCTGGGCGCACCTGCTGCTGTCTCGGTGAGATCGTTTACAGGGGCCAGGGTCACTGCCGCCACCACATCGGTGGGCACACTGGTGATGCGTATCGTGGCCTGACGGGTGCAGATGCCCTGCACGGGGTAAGTCTCGCCAAGCTGCTTGACGAATCCGCGGAACTTGCGGGTGCGCTTATTCGGGTCCGTGTTCACCAGTTGGAAGCTGGTGACTGCCCTGTTCTGAAAGAGGTTTTCCAGGCCATAGGGGCTGAACAGGCTGTGCGTCGGGTCACTTGGGTTGAAGTAGCACGGGAAAGCCAGATCGCCGTCGTCAATCAGCGTCGGCATGAAGGTCTTATGCGGGCTGCCGGTCGAGTGGGAAGTGGTCTCCACCTCGGCCACGTTGGTATTCGGGCCGGTAATATCACCGACGCCAGCGATGGTGGTGTAGGCTTCCGGGGACGCGGTGCTCAGGACCTGAATCAACGTACCGAATGCCGCGATGGCCGGATCGGCGCTCGGGGTCGTAGGTACCGTGGATGGCGGTATAGCTTGCAGCTGTGGGCTCATGACAATTTACTCCGTAAGGTTTCGGGTTGGTTGCGTGGGTTGAGGGTTACAGCGCCGAAGTCATCCAGCACCGTGAAGAGAACGCGGAAAGCGGTCACCACCTGTACGATTTCGGGTGTGGCTTCGAAAGCGGAAGTCTGGACGCGGAAGAAGATCGCGCCGAAGCGCAGGCCCATGTAGTCGCCGCGCAGCCCGTCCAGCTGCCGGCGCAGCTCGTCGGCAATGCCGAGGGCGCGCGACTGCGACGGGTCGAAGATGGATACCTGATACTCGCGGTCTAGCAAATCAAGCGGCCCGGTCTGTGAGTGCATCGGCGACGGCCCCACCTGAAAGAAAACGATGTAGGGTGTCTTCATCTGCTCGGCTGGCTTCTGCGGGGCACGCATCACGAAGACGCGAGTGGCCGCCACATCAGTGGCGATCAGCAGTTGCCGCAGCACGTCTTCGATGATGACCGTCATTTACCCCGCGTCCGGCGCGTGCCACGCATTGGCCGCCGCCACTTCGTCGATCAGGCTTTTGAGATCGCCTGCCATCATGTCAGTGAACAGCGGGCGGGTTGCCAGCACAGCGGGCCGCAGGAAGGGCTGCGCCGAGGCGCGGACCGTACCGTACTCTACCCAGTCCGCGTAGCGCACGCCGCGCACGCCAACCACCGCGCCGATGCGGGCCTTCAGCGGGGCGGCGAAGATGCCCGCCTTGAGCTTGCCGGTGACCACGGGGACCATATCCCGCGCCTCGTCCGCGATCACGTTACAGGGCTTCATGGCGATATCTTTCAGCCGTTCGGTGTAGGCCGCAGCACCGTCACCGTCGAGTGTTTTGCCAATCTCCTTGATGGTTTTGATCAGAGCGGGCACGCCCTCCAGCTTCATCCCCTTAGTGGAAGTGCTAATGGTCCTCATGGGTGTACCGTGATAATCACCTGACCCCAGGACTCCCCGCCCGTGAGCGTGGCGCGGATCGTGGCGTTGGTAGCCTGCGCAATCGTGGCGGGCGCGGTATAGAGGCCCGCAGTATCCAGCGTGCCGGGGCCGCTGGTAAGAGTCCAGGTAAAGGCGGCGGAAGCCACGGCGGAGCCATCCGGGTTGGTAGCAATAGCGGTGAACTGCTGCGTGCCGCTCGGGCCCAGGCTTACCGCCGCAGGGGTGATGGTTGTCATTACCCCCTTGGTAAAGAATTGGAAGGTGAACGAATCACCGTCCGACTCCGTAGCCGAGAGACTCTCGCTAATGCCCGCGCCGGATTGCGCGGCCGTGCAGTTCACACTGGGCAGCGAATTGGCCGCCATGTAAGCTTCCATCGCGTCGAAGATCGCCTTGATCAGTGGGTCTAAGGTTTCACGCGGACTCGGTGTCATTCCACCTCCAAACAATTCAGTTGCCACTGTACGTGCCGCCGCAGGATATCCAGCATGCCCTTGATCTGGTAGACCACGGGGCCATCCTGGATGCGCCACCGCGCGTCGATATCGGCGCGGTAGCGGATCTGAATGGTGGTGGTCACTACTTCCTGAGTGCGGCCGCCCGTATCCGTCTCGACGCCCACGCTCGGCATCACCGCAGCCCAGACCTGGGCAACTACTTCCCAGTCGGAAATCTCATCCTGGTAGACGTCTTTATAGATCGGCTTCAACAGCGTGACCAGCCGGTCCAGCTTACCTGCGTCGAGTTCCGGCGTCGTGATGCTCGGCATTACGGCATGGTGAAGGTGCCCTTGGCAAAGGCCGCAGGCTGATAGATGGCGGAGGCCAGCCGCTCCTCGGCGCGGACCGTCACCAGATTGCGCACGAAGTCGTCCTCGTTCTGATCGGCCACTTCCAGCGCGGCGTCGTCGCGGTCGAAGATCTGGCTATAGGGGTCGAACTGCCCGACCAGATAGTTGCCGCTCGCCATAGCCTTGCTGAGCACGACGGGAATTCCCCACAGGCTGAGCGGGTTGGTAATCAGCCCCGGCGCGCCGATCAGGTAGCCGCCCCCGGTGGACTTAATCTGCAGCGCCGCGCCCCAGTCGCCGGGGTTGAGCACGATGCCCGTGGCGATATACCCCCGCGTGTACAATGCGCCGATACCCGCCGCCACGTTATCCAGCAGGGCCACGCCGCCGCTGCCCGCCACGCTCGTTACCGCGATGGCAACCAGCATGAATCCCTGCAGGTTCGGAGCAACGCCGTTGCCGTTGAGCAGCTGCTTTTCCTCGGCCTCGGCCAGCCCGTACATCATCCGCGCGTCGATCCAGCTTTGAAACATGCTGAAGTCTTCCCAGTACTGCGCGGGCATCTTGAGATACGCGGGCACGGTGACGACAGGCTGTAGCTGGATGTCATAGGTGAGATCGGCAGCGGGCTTCAGTCCGCCTGCGGCGGTTGGCACGATAGGACTCGATGTGAAGGAAGTCTCCCGCGCGTAGAGAATACCGGAACCAACCGTCGTCCCTGGCGCGATCAGGGAACGCAGCCGATAGGGGATCGTCGGGCCCGGGGCAACGGCGGGGACCGTCTCGGCAGTCGAAGGATAGACGAGAATCGGCCCCGCCTTACGTTCCAGGCTGAGCGAAAAGCGCCGGCGCTCGGGGTGTTCCAACAGCGCGTTGGTGATCTGCGCTCCGGGTGAGAGTTTCATACGGTCCTCCAATTTACGTGTAGGTAGGGTAGTCGCGCTCCAGGCCGAGCAGCGCCTGGAACCCGGCGGGGATCGAACCCCACTTGCCCTCGATCATCTGCTCACGGTTGCGGTACCACAGCGCGATCAGAAACAAGAGCGCCTGCTTGATGTTCTCGCCCACCGTCGCGTCGATCTGATAGCGCAGGAAGTTTTCGGCGTGCAGCCGCGCCGCCATCTCGAGCTGCATCAGGTAGGTATCCTCGGCGGTCTGGGCGGGTTCGATGTGGACATGCATCTTGATCTCGTCCACCGTCAGCACCGGATCGCGGCTGGAGGCCGATGGCGAAGGCGTCACAGGCGGGGCAACCACACTACCCAGATCGAAGCCGCCAGGACCAGCGCCCAGCACGGTGCCGAGGTTGCGCACGAAGTTGTCCTGGTCTTCCAGCGCGGCCGGTGGACCGCCCGCATCCTTCAGCTGCTGCGTCGGGATACGCACATGCGGCAGTACGGGCGGCAGGATAGGCGGCTGGTCGCTCATACGATCAGGAGTGAAAGCACCCACAGCGCGAGACCTGCGCCGTTGAGGTTGATGCGCGACTGTACCCCGATGGCCTGCAGCACGAAGCACAGAAACGCCAGGATCAACAAAATGCCGTGCAGAGTTACGGTCACACCGCCTCCTTACGCTCGACAGGCCCAACGGGCGGGCGCTCTTTAGCAACGCCCGCCCGCACGAGTTCATCGGCTACCCGTTCCCCGACGACAGCAACCTCCCCCTTGCGACGCCGTCTGCCGTCGGTGCCCGTATAGTCCTTGATGAACTGAATCGTCATTTGCCCTTCCGCACCGGTTCGCTTTCAAGCCCCACTGCGGGAGTAACGAACGGACCCTTGGCGAAGGCCTTGGGGACGAACACCGCAAAGGCAACGCGCTCCTCGGCGCGCAGCGTGACTAAGTTACGCACGAAGTCGTCCTCGTTCTGGAAGGCCATTTCCACGTTGACCGTCTCGCGGTCGAACAACGCCGCATTACCGGGGAAGGCACCGCACAGGTAGTCGTTCAACGTCATGGCGGGCGTGGTAATCACCGGCAGGCCCCACACGCGGGGTGGTCCTTCGCTCAGCGGCGAGGTCGGGAGCAGGTATTGGCCGAAGGTCGTCTTCAGACTTTCGATGTGAAACCAGTTAGTCGGGTTCAGGACGAAAGCAGTCGGGAAATAAAACTGGTTCTCGATGTATGTCTCGGCCGCATTCAACTGGTCGAGCATAGTATCGGTCGTCGGCGCTGGCCCCGGATAGTAGACTGCAGCTGCCGTGGCCTGGGGCATAATTCCCCACAGGTGGCCCGCCGCGTTGCTGCCGAACAGGATCTCGGCGTCTTCTTTGAGAAGCACGAAGAGAGCAAGGCGGTTTTCGATGGTAGCGATGATGAAGGACACGTCCGACACCATCTGCCGCGACACCTTCACGTAGTGCGCGATAGTGCGCACCACTGCGGTGTTATCGGTATAGGTCACCCCTGACTGGGCTTTCTTGTCGCCTTCCAGGATCTGGTAGTCAGCGGCGTTCGTCCAGCTTTCCGTCACGTACTCGACCGCGTTGGTGCCGTCAAGCGGAATTACGTCTACCAGATCACGCATGGTGAGCGGTGCGTACTGCTGCGAGATCAGGCCCACGCGACGGGGGAAGATCGGATACGCGCCCACGGGCGGGGTGATCGTGGTGGCGCCGCCCTCGGCGATGGTCGTTACCGCCTTGCGGGCCAGGATATCTTTGATGCGCGTTTTGGTGAGACCCGCCTGGACCTGAAAGCGGCCGCTCCACTGGCAGTTCTTGAACTGCTCGCTCTCCACGAACTTGGTGCCGACGCTTTTAATCAGCGAACCGTCATCGCCTGCGCCGGGTGGCCGCGAGCCGCGCTCACCGATCAGCTTTACCTTAGTTTCCAGTTCGTCGCAGCGTTTGTTGGTCGCTGCAATTACCGCGTCTGTTTTGGTATTGAGTTCGGTTTCCACCTTGGTAACTTTACTGCGGGCCTCGGGGTCCACAAAGCCATCCGTCTTGGCCTGCACCAGCGCGGCGTCGAAATCCTTTTTCCACTCCACCCGCAACTGGCGAATCAGTTCCAGGTCTTCTTTATCCGGGGTTGTCGTTGCCATTTAGGCTGCTCCCTGTTCGGCGGCGAGTGCCGCCAGTAAGCGCCGCGTGCGCGGCGAAGAGGCGTCGTCGAGCATCCCACCCGAAGACTGGTTGTAGTCGGTGAACAGGCGCATGATACGCCGAGCATCCGACTTCGAGAAGCACTCTACTTCCCGCAGGTACTTCTCTAAATCGCGGAAGGTTTTCACGTCGGCCACGAAGGCCTTCGGCTGCGCCGGGAACGGCGTAATAGAGACTTCCCACAAGTCGATCTCTTTCAGCGTGCGGATGTTGCCGTCCCAGTCCCAGTCCTTCGCCATGAATCCGATACTCATACCCACACGGAAGTCGAGCGCCGAGGCCTTCTGCAACAGCGCGTAGGTGTTTTTGGCGACGGAGTTATCCAGCGCCAGTTCGCCCTGGAGCGTGAGGCCTTTGCCGTCCTCGGCTAACCCGGTGGAGAAGCCGATCCAGTCCTCGTGGTTGTAGAGAATCGGTACCTTGGCCTTGCGATCCTTGATCGACTGCGCGAAGGCCCCTGGCAGAATCTGGTCGCCCGTCAGATCCACGTTATAGGTTGAGGCGTAACCGGAGAACTGGCCGGTGTTCCCTTCCGCTTTGAGTTCAATCAGCGCACACGCTTTGCGTTCCATAACCTTCAAGCTCCCTGCTGCGGCACCGGCACGAGCGGCTCGCCGCCGTCTGCCGGGGCCATGTTCATCGGCACCATGTATTCGTCGCCGCCGTCGATGCGGACCAAATCCTCCAGATCGCGGATATCGTTCGCGCTCAACCAGCCCCACTGCCGCGCCGTGGCGTAGCTCAGGTAGCGGGTGCGGATATCGCTGCGCTCGAAACCGTTGAGGTTCATCTTGTAGCTATAGGGAAATTCGAGCAGCGCCTTGGTGATCGACTGCTCCAGGCTCACCACGTAGGGGTTGATGGTATAGCGAACGAACTCAATCGACTGCTGTTCCACGCTTGCGTAGGTGGGCTTGTCCATCGCGCCGATCAGGTGCGGCGGCACGCCGAAGATACGCGCGATCTGCTCGACGGAAAATTTCTTTTCCTCGATATAGTTCAGCTGGCTGAGCGGGATGGCAAGCGGCGTGTACTTCATGCCGTCTTCGAGAATACAGATCTGTCCCGCGTTGCCCGGCCCGCCGTGGGTTTCGCGCCACGACTGGCGGATGCGCTTGACCTGTTCTTCCTTCAGCGCAGTCGGATACTCCAGCACGCCGCTCGGTTGCCCGCCATTCTGATAGATCGAGTAGGCATAGGCTGTGGTCGCGGCTTCGAAGTCCAGCGTCATGCGGTGGTAGTCGAGCACCGGCAAGCCGACGTAGCCGTCCAGCGTGAACAGCCGGAAGTGAATCAACTCCTCGCCCGAGAAGTGATGCGTCTTGCCGGTCAGGTCGCTATAGAAATAGTCAAGCGTGCCGTCGGCCTTGAGCAGGATCTGAACGCGCGAGGCATTCAGCGGCCAAAGGCCCATGACTTCGCCGGCCACGCGGTCGATCCAGGTGAAGGCATTGCCCCACAAAAGCAGGCTCATCATGGTGGGCTGCATCCACTGCGAACTCGTCATCATCGGGTTGGGCGACTGGCAAAGCACGCGGTAGAGCGGCGAGTTGACGGCCTTTACCTTGCCCACCGTAGTCTGTTGCAGGACGCTGGTGGGCAGCGAGGCAATTGAATTGGCGATCAGGCGGCAGCATGCCCAGACCGCCGCGGATTGCAGCGCGGTATTGGCCGTGGGGTTGGTAAGCCCCGCACCGGGCAGGGTGTTAATCATGCCGCCGTCAGTCCGGTTACCGATCCGCGTCACGCTCCCAACGGTGCGCGAGACGGCCTGCGTGATGGCCTTCCAGGCTCGCGCCGCAGCAGTGTTCAGATTGCCCATAAGCCTCGGTTCTCGTAGTCGGGCTTCTCGCCCGGCTGCTGTTTCATCCAGCGGTTTAGACACATCAGCAGGCAGACCACGCCATCAATTTTTTTCTCGTCGCCATCCTTGGTCGGCTTCATCAGATCGCCCGACTTTTCCACCTTCACGTTGGAGAACATCCAGGAGAGAATCGGGTTGGCGTCGTGGCGGATCTTCTTCGACAGGACGAGGCCTTCGAGCTCCACCATCGCCGGGTGCATGTTCGGCGCGGTCTGGCGGACCTCAACAGGCTTGGGCAGGCCCGCCTTTTCAATATTCACCAGCAGTGGACCCGCGTCGAACGGATCGAGCGCAATCTCGCGGACGCCGAAGCGCGTGCACAGATCGGCCAACGCGTTGAGGATGTAGTCGAAGTCGGTGACATTCCCCGGCGTGGTGGTGAGTCGGCCCATGGTTTCCCAGGCCTGATAGTGAGCGTTCTCGGCGCGGCTGACGGTCTCCTCTGGCAGGTAGTAGAAGCCGAAGACGACCCAGTGCGGCCGCGCCTCCGTAGGCGGGAAAGCAACCACCAGCGCCGCCATATCACTGCGCAGCGCAAGGTCGATGCCGAGGTAACAGGCCTCGCCGGCGAAGTCTTCGATGTCGAGCGCCCCGTCGCCGCACTTGTCCCAGGCACCGGCAGGCAGCCACATCATCGCCGCGTTGATCCACACATTCAAGTGCTTCGTCAGAAACGAGGCCTGCTCGCTCGGCATCTGCATGGCGCGTTTGGCGTCCAGCTTCAACCCTTCCGGGCGCACGCTCACGCCGTAGTTGGGGTTGGCCTTCGTCCAGGTGGTCTCGGCCCACGGATCGTCGCCGTCATCGGTGGTGTAGATGATGCCGAAGTAGGCGTCGTCCTCGGCCCGCTTGCTGAGGATATCGATCACATAGTTGTGCTGGTCGTAGCACACGCTGGCGCGGTTTAGGCCCGCCGTAGTGATGGCCCAGATGAGCGGCTGGATACGCGAGCCCGTAGCCGTTGCGAGCACGTCCCACAGGCCGCGCGTGGGGTGGGCGTGCAACTCGTCGATCAGCGCCCCGTGAAGATTCAGCCCGTCCAGGTTCGAGTGCTCCGCGCTCAAGGCCTCGAACTTGGACTGCGTCTCCATCTGCACGATGGTGTGCGCCAGGACTTCCACGCTGAAGCGGGCGCGGAAGCCCACCTCCTTGCGTGCCATCCACTGCGCGTCGGTGAATAAAAGTTTGGCCTGGTTCTGCGTGTTGGCCGCGCTGACGATATGCCCGCCGTGCTCGCCGTCGCAGGCCAGCAGATAAAGCCCGATGGCGCTGGTCAGGGTACTCTTGGCGTTCTTCCTGGGTACTTCGATATAGGCTACGCGGAAACGCCGCGCCCCGGTGGATCTGGCCTTCCAGCCAAAGACGCACATCACGATAAAGCACTGCCAACCTTCGAGCGTGATCCGCATCTGCTGTTTCGCCCAGTGCCCGTGGATGTGCGGAAAGAGTTGGACTACTTCGAGCACGCGCTCGGCGGCCTTCTGGTCGAAGTAGAAGGGCGAGTCCTTCGCCTGCCAGCGGTCCAGGTCTTCTAGATGCCGCTGGCAGGCGAGGCGCACCCAGGTACAGGCCAGCACGCTGCCCTTTACGACGGCCTGGGCGTACTCCGTCCCCCGCGCCACGTTGGGGCACGTTTTAGCGAGGGTTGGCATGTGAGTTTATCCGGCGTCGGCGATCTCGCCCCATCCGCCTGCCGTACTGGGCACGCCGTCACCGATGGCGATCCGCGTGCGGCTTGCCGGCGAGAATCCCAGGTGGTCCACGGCCCGCAGCATGATGAAGGCTTGCTTGTTCACGATGGGCAGCCAGGGCGACTGGACCGGGATATCGCTCTTCGGCGGCTTGACCAGCATGCCGTGCAGCCGCACCTGGGCTATCGCCTTGCGGTGCAGGACGTGCGACGTCACCCAGGTTTCGAGCACCGCGGAGTCGATCTTTTTTAACAGCCCCTTGGGCGCGTTCTCGATGGCGTAGTTCCACACCTCGCGCAGTTCCTCGTCGAAATGTGCGGGCGGTTCCTTCAGATCACCGACGGGCTTCGGCTCGTTCTTGTTCAGTTTGCGGTGTCCTGGGTTTCCGCGCACGACCTTCAGGACAGTCGGCACGGGCGGGCGTCCCGTCATACGCTCACCTGTTGTGCGGCGTACCACTGCCGCAGACTTTCACTCTTGATGCCCTTCACCTGCTGCAAGGCCAGCGCATGCTTGGCGGGATCGGCGGGCGGGGCGTCAGCTCTGAGTTTCAGCGGCGTATTAAACCGCCCCCAGGCGTCCTTGATGACGTGCTGCGCACGGTGGAATCTGCGGTGCGTTTCCACGACGCCGGGCCACATGCGCTCGAGCGACCGCGCCATCTTCAATCGCCCGTTGTCCTGGTAGAGTTCGGCCGTGTTACCGCCCTTCATCTTCATCGTGGGAACCTTGTGGATCAGAAACGCATTCGTCAGCACCGTACACCAGCTGCCCGAGAGCACCTGGAGACAGAGGTCGGTGTCTTCGTTATAGCGTCCGCGCCAGCGGTAGGGGAGATCGTTGCGGATAAGCAGGCAGGAGTAAACGTGGCAGTTGACGACGAACGGGGGGATGTTGCGGCCAGCGGGCGCGAACATGTGATAGTTTAGCCCGCCGATGGCGATATTCTCATAGCGATCCACGAAGTCTTCGACGGCGGCCAGGGCGGGGCCGGAATTGCACACGATCCGTTTGCCCTGATAGCGGAACTCGACGTCGTATATGTTGTCGTCAATGATCCAGTGCCGCTCGCAGCCGCGCGCCCTGGAATCCTCCCACACCCAGTTGCGGGCGGGGATGGAACCGAGGCCGAGGTTACTGAAGGGTAAGATACGCAGCACGTCGCCGCCGAAGGCATGAGCGTACTTCGCTTCCTCCTGCGGCTCGATGACGAGCGAGAAGGGCGTATCGTCGCGCACCAGGAACTTGGCCGTCAGGCAGTTATCAGCGCGGCCCTTGCTAATGACGTAGATGGGGTAGCGCGGGCTCATTGGGTCGAGGTGGGCGGCGCTTGGCCTTCACCAGCCGGTATCCGGTGGTTACTGCCGCCCGCAGGCATCCTGGTTTGTTCTGCCGAATCGAAACGCAAGGCCGAGGTATCTTCCTGTTCGCGGTACGGCCACCATGTAACCCAGGTCGCCGCTTCCCGCTTGAGAATCCGCAGCCCGAACTGATCGGCGAAGGCTATGCGGTCGGCCTGCGTCCGGAAACTTACGATCAGCTTGAGAGGCAATGCGCCGTTAGCGAATTCCGGCATTCCTGCCTCGGCCCACTGCGCGGCCTGATCCGCGTCCGTACCGCCCGGTGGGGCCGTGACGTAGAGCAGGTTCGCCAGCATCATCTCGTCGTAGCCCGTGCCCACAAGCTCCCCGAGGTCCTTTACTTCCTTGAGCAGTTCGGTGAAGAGGCGGTCGTCTACTTCGGCGAGGTGGCCGATCTCGTTGTCGCCGGTGAGCAGCTTCAATGCCTGGACGGAATCCGGTGAGATCATCAGGCGGTAGACGCAGGCCTCGGCACGCCCCATCTGGCGCAGCGCCTTGACGACGCCGTGGCCCGCCAGGATGGTGTAATCCTCGGCCACGACGATGTTGCGGTAGACGCCATGCTCCTCGATGGAGCGGATGATATGGAGCAGCTGGTCGGGCGGGTGCTGGCGGTAGTTCCGGGGATGGGGCTTTAGGAGCCCCAGGGCTACAGTCTCCAGGGGGATGGTGGTGTAAGAGGGGGCAAGGCCTTCGGGTGGCTCTGGCAGGCTCCCTAGCGTAGCATCCGCCTGTTTAAGAGCAGTAGGCAAGGCTATCCTCCCCCCAAAATGCTTTCGCGCGTACAAAAATCAGACCGTCCGCGCGTCTCGCCGGCGAAATCCGAAACTTTTCGAGTCCCC